TTCAAGCATCAGTACTCCACAAAAATAATATGTTAATACTCGACACAATAGATATATCAGTGAGTATAATAGATTGGAGGGTAATGTGTCTAAAATTAAAAATCACAAAAGAGTTTGTACAATCTGTGGCCAGGCTTTCGGACAAGATCGTTCGTTGATTAGACATCTGAATAATGAACATGGTTTTGTAGATACACCTCAAAATCTTTATAATCTATTAGTCTTAGAAAATGTTGTGCCTATGTGTAAATGTAATACATGTAACTTAACCCCTACGTGGGTTGGGTGGATCAAGGGCTATAATAAATTTGTTGATGGTCATAGTGGATTCTTATCTTCTTTTTCTGATGAAAAGGCTGATGAAATTCGTGAGAAGAGAATCACTACTAAAAAGAAAAATGCTAAACCTGGCTGGAACAAAGGACTGACAAAAGAAACATCAGCTATTTTAAAGCGTGCTGCTGAACGTCGAAGTGAAACTGTTAAAGGTCAGTTTGATAGAAATGAGAGAAATGCGTGGAACAAAGGCCTAACTAAGGAAACCTCAGACTCTATCAAAAAGCAGTCTGTGAACATGAAGTCAAAGTTTAAATCTGGTGTTCTAATTCCCTGGGCTAAGGGCTTAACCAAGGAGACTGATTCTCGTGTTTTTAGAATGTCGCAAACAAATCATATCACACACACACAAATATCGCTAAGAAATCATCTAGATTCAATTAAGAGGCTATCTGAGGGTGAGATACTTGAGCGACTTTCTCAAATCAAAAATTTGACTTTGATTACCAACATCAAACAATACACAAGAGACAAGCATAACAATCTTTCGTTTAGATGTAATGACTGCGGTGATATTCGAGAAAGATCTTTGATTTCTGCATTAACCGGTAAATGCTTTGTTTGCAACCCAAAAGAGTCTAAGCAGCAACTCGAAATCAATCGTTTTCTAATCGACAATGAAATAAACACTGTGTTGTCTAACAGGGAGATTATTAAGCCATACGAGCTTGACATATGGATTCCAAGAAAAAAATTTGCTATTGAGTATAACGGTCTTTACTGGCATAGTGAAAGAATGAATAGAAACAAAAATTATCATTCAATGAAAACAAAACTATGTGAAGAGCTGGGTATACAGCTTATTCATATATTTGGTGATGAATGGAGTTCAAAACAAGAGATCATTAAATCAGTTTTGATGCACAAGATTGGCAAAACTAAAAATACTGTCTTTGCAAGAAAATGCAAAATTGTCTATGTCAATGCAAAAGAACGAAAAGTATTTTTTGATAAAAATCACATAGATGGAGATGTTCCGTCAAAAATTGCATTTGGTCTTACATACGATAATGTGCTTGTATCTTGCATATCTTTAAGGATACCCAGGCAAAAAAAATATGCAGATACTGTTGAGATTGCAAGATTTGCTACAGCAATCAATACATCTGTTGTAGGTGGATTAAGTAAACTTGTCAAGAAAGTATCTAAATGGGCTTGTGACAATAAATTCTCAAGTATAATGACATATGTTGATACACGATTCGGGACAGGAGTCGGTTATGAAAAATGCGGATTTTCTCAAATTGGCAAAACAGCAAATCGATTCTGGTGGACAGATGACGTCTATAGATATAATCGTTTTAAGTATAGAGCAAAAAACGGCATAAGCGAAAAAAATATCGCAGCTGCCGCTGGTGTTAAAAAGATCTGGGGTTGCCCGAACCTAATCTATAAAATTACTATTTAGTCCTAATTTTATCTATTGCAATCGGGCGAGTGATAGTGCGAAGTGGTTCGTCTGTATTTTTTATTGGCCAGCCGTCGGAATGAGTGCCTCGCCTGTATTTACTGGACTTTGGTTTGCTTCTTCTTATACCTAAAATATAATGTGCTAGTTGAACACGTGGGCTCTCATCCGGAAACTGTCTAATGGTTCCTTCGAGTGCTGAAGTTGGGCGTGTGTTTAGCCAATCATAGAGATCTTCGTTGTCTGCTATCAGTCGTTCTATATTTTCATCAGCACCGTAGACACTTTCGCACAGGCTTTCAAAGATAATATTTTTAAGTTCACTAAGTTTAATTTTCAAAATTTACTTTCTTTTCTTTAACTCACTTAAAATCATGCTTCTAAGTGAGCCGCGAGTGAGCTTGCTTTCTTTCTTGATGCCGAGCTTCTTAATCAAAGCATCAATGATACCTCGGCGGATTGCAGATGGCTCGAAGTTATCCAAGTCCTCTGAACGCCATAATTGTTGCGTCAAAGTTCCAAGTGCTGATTTGTCTTTTACAAGCTTTATCATGGCACCTTTATCTGTAGGAAGATGTGGCATAATTAATGTTACGATATCACCCGGACCTTCGTCAGATTCGACGCCTCCGCCCATTCGACTTATAACTGTGTCAACGACGCCCCAAGCCTCTTCGCGCTCAAGTTGAGGGAATTGTTTCTTTATGTTGCGCGCCAAGGATTTCTTTTGAAGTTCTGATGCATGAACCAATTCTGGCCTGTCTTCAATGATCTTCTTGAGCCATGTCATTGCACCAGTAAGCTTACCTCCGGCTTCGTTGATAACACCCAATCTATCAAGTTCAGACATTACTTCATCGAGCAACTTAAAGTCTGGGCTGCTATCATTAATATAACCACCCTCGACTAACTCTGTATAAACTTGATTTTCTATCTGCGCTTCAAGCCAGTTTTCTGACGTGAACGTGTCCCCAAATTTTTCTGCAATTTGCTTTGCAATAATACGTGCATCCACATTCTCACGAAGAATATTAACTTCGCTAAGAATCATTTTTCTAAGTATGCTTTTGTTTAGTTTCACTGTTTACCCTCTTAGATTAGATATCTGCGCCAGCATTTGAAACGACGAAGTCGAGGCTGATGAACTCTGCAACTCTTGTGGGCTGGACGAAAATCTGACCCCTGACTGTGTTGTTATCAACATCAGCTTGTGTAGTAGTTGTAGTATCAATTATGACCTTGAATCTGTCAACACCTTGAAGCTCTTGGATTCTTTGAAGCTTAGGTCTGACAAGTCCTTCGAACTTAGCTAGAGTTGATTCTCTATTTGGTTCGAACACGATTCTATTTGCAATAACCTTAACTTGTCGTCTGATTTCAATTAGAAGCCTACGAACATTAACTCTATCAAGTGAACTTTGCACAGCTGACAGAGTTTTCTGACCCCAGATGACCGGTCCGCCCGTTCCTGGGAAGCTTGTGATTGGGTTGATATCCACATCATACAGTGTATCTAGGTTAGCTCTATTGAGTCGTACAGCTGTTTCAAGTGAAGAATTTAATGCACCTCTAACGAAACCTGCAGGAGCGAACCAAGGATGTGCAACAGCATCATTCAAAGCGAATGCACCGAGAGCAACAACTGATGGTGGTACTCTGACATTTGTTTTTGTGAAAGGATCTGTCACGATCTGGTCAGGGAAGTAAGTTGCAGCAAAACTTGTATCAAGGTTTCTATTCGCAAATGCCGCCGCTGTATTACCAACGTGAATTTCTTGAATAGATGATGTAACTACTGAGTTAAGTGTATCTCTTTCCTCAAGGTCAAGAATTAACATTGCGTCAAATCTTTGCTCAGTTGTATCAATTGCTTGATTTGTGATGATTGAGTGTCTAATTCCCGGAATTGCAAGCAGCTTGACATCAACCTCTGATTTCTCGCCCATAATTTCAAGCGCTTTTATGTAGGTTTTAACACCTGCAGCTTGATCTTGCCCGCGAGCAGGATCATTCATTTCTTGAACGATAGAAGCATTTGTCAATTTAGAAGCATTTGCGTCAAAGATTCTAGTTCCGTCGAAGCCACCTTGGACAAAGAACGTAAACTTAGCAAATGACTTTGCAGTTAAGTCACTGAAATCTGTCTCAACACTAAATGCGCGAGTTTTGTTGTCATCGTCTGGTGTAATATTACCTGCACGTTTGTATCGAGCTGATGCCCATTCTTTAGGATCGACAATACCATTTGAGCCAGTCTTAATCTCAATATTCTCAAGAGAGAATTTGTTGTTATTAAATCTGTCAGAATCGTAAACTGTTGAGTCTGAGTCTGGTGTGCCATTGTTATTACCGACCCATGGATTTTGCCAAGTTGTCTGGAAGTCTGGGAAGTACTTGGTCAAGCTTTCAATTGATGTATTTGCAACAAGAGTGTTGTTAGGCTCAGTTACACTGTTCTTCCGAGTAAACTGGACGCCCCAGTAGAGGTTTTTGTTGACGCTGACCTTAGGATCAACACCTAACGAAACAGATTCTCTGAATGGGACTGGAGGAACGGTAGCACCATTCAGGTAAACTCCCGCAATATCGACTGCGTCTGCCCATGTACCACCGGCTGGAAGAATTTTCTGGACGTCTGCCAGTATACTACTACCGGATGTCACAAGGTGATTATGACCTCTGAAGCCTACAGGGAGTGCTGTTGCGTCAATTTCTGAATTATCAACACTTGATGCCATTTCAACTCTTATAAGGCTTGAAACATTTGGAAAGTTACCGTTTAGAACAAGTTTCTGTCCGTCTGCGCCTTTATCAAAGTCGAAGTATAAGTGTTGATCTCCAATAACCTTAGCAATATAACGATCTGAACCGGGATCTAGACTCAAACCAAAGAAGCTTTCAATAACTATAGGATTGTCATCTGTATCACTGAATTCTCTAACTGCAATGTCAAATCTGCCGAACTGATCTCGTTCTGAATTAGACTTAGCGATATTTTTTATTGATACTTTGAATTTAGTGTTTGAATATGCGCCGTCATCTAGAGAATGGATTCTAAATAGATCTTTTGGTGCACCACCAAATTTTTGTGAGATAACAAAAGGTGAAAACGGAGTCTTAAATCTGTTTTCAAAGTTTTCAAAGTTAGGCACTGATGTTGAGCCAACATTTCTATCACGTGAACCAGTTGTTAAGAATGCGATTGGCTCCTTGCCAGCCATTTCTGTGTCTGTAACGAAATTTGCTGCCGAGCTAAACAGGTCAGTCCCTGTAACAACTGCAAGAGCTGGATGAATGTCATAATGTGTGTAAAGGACATGCCCTGTCTTTTCAACAAGCAAAGGATCAGTATTGAACACAGTTGGAAAATAATTAGATGCTTCAACATCAAATGATGCTGTTATAACAGATGGATACTGCGGAGTCGGTATGTGACCATTAAGTAACATTACAAATTGTTGTCTACCTAGACTTATATCAACTGTTCCTGTAAGAGCACCATTTGGGCCTGCTGTTGTTGATGGTGTTGCACCGAGGGGAGGACCGGATAGTGGTGTCCAGGAGCTACTAAGCATAGGTACTACACCGTCAGCAGCGAATAGGACACCTCTGATGATTGCTGACGCTGATGCGTTTGTTTGAATTCCTGCTGAACTGAAGATGTCACTTCCGGCTGATTCAGACATAAAGCAACCCAGAATATGTGTCCGACCTGAGACGCCGCCTGCTACAGCGTATGAGTTAGCACCAAGAAGACCTGAGTCTCGTGGCTGTTGTGCACCGACGACGAAGCCTGCCTTTGTTACTTTACCTGTATTGTCACCTGTTGTTGTTCTTTTAGCACCGTCACCTGCGCCGAGTACACGGAGGTAAGTTACAGACTGAGCATTCTTAAGCCACTCATTGACAGCAAGTGGTCCGAACTTTTCGCCGTCTGTTTCACCAAACTTTGCGACAAAATCCTGGAAAGTTCCAAGTGTTACAGGAACAAATGCCGGCCCTTTTATAGAAGTACCGATAATTCCTGCAGGTGTTCCAACAGGTTCTACGTTAGCAGGACCCGAGAGATCAATCTCTCGAGCACTAACACCCGCGCTTCTAAATGTGAGTTCAGCCATTATTTACGATCTCCCTATTAACATGTAATAAGTATGCATTATTCAAACGATACACCACTATTTGTGACAATGAAGTCAATTGATATGAATTCAATTGTTCTTGTTGGTACAACAACAATTCTGCCATTCAATTTATTTGCTTCAATATCTGACTGTGTATTGTTTGTAGAATCCATTGTAACAGAGAATTTTTCAATTCCCGATTGTGTCTGGATTAACCCCAAAGCGGGGACTACTTGTGTTACGAATCTTGACCTTGTTGCAGGTGTGTTTTGTTCAAACACAAATTTCTGCGCAATATTAATAACTTGTCTTTTGACTTCAAGCATCAATCTTCTAACATTAACTCTATCAAGTGCAGATTGTGATTGTTGCAGAGTCTTTTGACCCCAGACCACGAATCCTTCTCTTGGGAAAGTTGCAATTGGATTAATTTTTGCATCATACAAGTTATCTCTGTCTGTTGAGTTCAACCTCACATCGACATTTGTAACAAAGTCAAGTGCACCTCTGTTGAAACCTGCGGGCGCGAACCATGGGTAAGATACTTTGTCACTATAAGCTAGTGCACCAAGAGCTGCAATTGAAGGTGGAACCTTAACTTTTCTGTTATTTACCGGATCATCAATTACGACGTCCGGGAAGTAGGTTGCAACGTAATTATTGTCTATTGCTCTTGACTCAAACTGTTCTTTTGTCTTTCTAACATCTGGTTTTGTTGTATCTTCATCGAACAATCGAGTTGAGTCTTCAGAATACTCAACAGGATCCATTACATACATTGCCAGTGCGTATTCTTTTGTCTTTTTGGCAGCTTCATCTGTTATGAATGAATCTCTAATACCTGGAATTGCAAGTAGATTTGTATTGACTACAAATGGATCCGTCATTATATTAATTGCAGAATTGTATGATTTAACAGTCGTGTTAGCTTTTCCTGTTCCATTAACATTTGTCAATAGACCAGGTGATGTGAAGCTGGATGCTGCATTACCGCCGGTGTCGCTTGACGATGCCTTATCATTAAGCCTGTTAGCATTAACATCAAGGATATTGACACCATCATAGCCGCCGCCAAGAACAGTTGAGAACTTCGTGTAAGAAGTGAATCTATTGAAATTTACTGATCCAGTTTGTGCCACAAGTGTTGCAAGGGTAATTCTACTACGAACACCATCATTAATATTATAAGTTGTCGAGTCTGGGACACCATTACGAATGTATGCAGTTTCTCTAATGTGTGACTCAACAGATCCTGTTAAATCTGCAGATGTGTCATTATAGAAAGCGACTCTTGAAAGAGAGAACTTATTGTTATTGAACGCGTCTCCGCCTGCGCCTGTTACAAGCATATCAAGCTTCTTAATTCCTAAGAATTTTGTGTATGCTGCAACTAGTGGGTTTGCGGTGGCACTGATGTTAGCGTTTAGAATTGCATTTGAAACAGAGCCTGAACTTGGAAGCTTTTCAAACTTGACTCCCCAGTGAAGCCTACTATCAACTATTTCGCCGACACCTGGATTACCTACAAAGCCGCCGGCTGACGAAACCTCACCTCGTGTAAGCTTGAATCTTAACGGAAGTGGCGGGACAATCGAGCTCATTCCAGCAGTTGCCGGACTGGCTGTGTCGCTGGTACCTGCCAGTCGAGGTGTTATAGCACTTCCAAGAGGTAGGACACCCGCTGTAGTATCAGCTAGTGCGTTAGTTGTTTTGATAGTTTCAATGCCTCTAAAACCGAAAGGTAGCGAAGCAGCTGGAGCGATTTTATTTTCAACCTCAGGATTCATTACCATTCTGATAATGTTTGATCTGTTTGGGTATTTACCCTTAACAACAAGACGGCGTTCGTCGTCACTATCCGCGTCGAAGTTATAAAATACTTTTAAGTCACCGACTTGCTTTGCAACATAGTTTTCTGCAAGAGGGTTAAGAGAAACATTCGGGAATCGTTCAAGTATTTGCTGATCTGTGTCAAGGTCATCAAACTTTCTAACAACAATTGAAAATGTGCCGTATGGATCTGCAGCATTTGTTGATTTTCTAAGCCCTATAATTGAAATCTTATACTTTGTATTTGAGTAAATTCCGTCGTCGAGGCCTTCGATTCTAAACAGATCAAACTCAGTTTCGCCAAAAGGCTGTGACATAAAGTTAGTTGTCGTTGGAGTCGTGTAACGTGTATCAAATCTACCGAAACCGTCTCTAAATATCAGTGTTGAATCCCCTGATGATTGTGAAGTGTTACCTGATCCGGAAACTATTTGGACTGAACCTACCTCTCCGGTTGCAAGAGTTGCCAATTCATTTTCGACGGCGAAGTCTGCGTAAAGAAGGTGCTCTTCATTAATAAATCGTTCAGGATCTTTATTAAGAATCTTGCCAATGTAGCTTGAATCATTTGGATCTAATGAAGCAGTTAGAATCTTAACACCTGAGAAGCCATCTGATGTTGAGAAGCCGGGTGATGAGCTTGATATAATAAGCTTAAACTTGCCGGTTGATGTTGCAGTTGCCTGTGAGTCAAGTGCATTTGTCCATGCTTCACCTGTACCGTCTGCAACCATCATTCTTGTGCCTGACGAGACAAAAATCATTGCTCTAACAATATTTACGAAGTCGTCAGTAGTTGTGCCAAAACTATCATTATTTGTTAATGAAGGATAACCAATTGCTTCAGAAGCTGACACAAAGTGTCTACCAACAAGGAATTGCACTGCACCGTTATGCCCATTTAATTCCTCATTGAGTGTTGAGTCTAATTTAAACCCTGCATTAAGAACTGTTCCTTTAGTGCGTGTATTTTCAATGTCTGTGATGGTATCATTTGAACCTGCACCTAAAACACGAAGATATGTGACAGCTGTACGGTGCTTAAGAAATTCTCTTACAGCGTATGGCCCGAATTTTTTATGATCTAAATCGCCGAATTTGGTACGAAAGTCTGCAAATGAACCAACTGTAACTGGTACGAATGCTGGTCCTTTTTTTGCCGTTCCAATAATACCAGCCGGTGTCCCAACAGGTGATTGCAATCTTGCGGAAAGATCGATTTCCTGCTCAAAAAAACCTGGTGAACGGAAAGTTTGCTCTGCCATGGTAGATATACTCCTTAGCGCTCTTGTCTAGCTAGCTCTAATCAATATATATCAACGTAGAACTCAAAAAAATGAATGTCTTATTAGCATTATGATGTTATTTCATCGATATTAATAAGTGTTCCATAGTTATCGACACCAGTTGGCATTGAATTTGCACTTATGACAGTCTCACCCTTTCGCTGATTTCTTGTCTTGACACGCAAAAACCTTCTTTCTTTCTCACCAGTAAAAGGATCTTCTATCAATTCAACGCGTCCGTACTGTGAATGATTTCTTGTTATTTGAGGTTCTCCTGACGGGTCTAGTTCTTTAATGTCACTCAAAATAAATTTATTTGGGTCTCCCGTTCCTGCGCCCCATGATCTAGGTGCTTCGAGGCCAGCCGGAAGTTGTTGCACACCGAAATTAATCTCTGGTGCTGAAACAAACTTTCTAAATGGTGATCTCATACCTTCATGTTGTGCTGCGACAAGATAACCAGTTGTTGAAATTGTGAATGAGTATTTAACTATTCTTTCTTCGTCTGAGTAATCTTCGAAGTTGTCCCCTGCTGTAAGTGAATCATCAATAAAAGCAACAAACCAGTATCCTTTTGGTGAGTCTATTCTAAATTGATTTCCTTGTGCATGATAAGCAGACATCATTTGCTCAAGAAGTCTATTCATATGCTGCTGATATTGCGTCCAGATTACTACTTCGTATTTTGCACTAAAGAATTCAGGGTATGGTATTGTGATTACTTCAACTATATTATCTTTAAGTGAATCTCTAAGAACTTCACCTCTTGATAATGACGCACGTTCTCTGCCCACTTTTCTTCTTGTGCCTAATTTCCCTACAGTTACACCATCTACATCAGTTGATCTTGATGTTTCATTTTCTTGCGATGCTACATTAACTTGATTGTTTAAGTTAAGCTTATTCTTGATACTTTGATATCTTCTGTCTGAGGCATCCAATCTTGTCTTAATGACTAGGTCACCGACGTCTTGCCCAATACCTCTGCCAAGTCCGCCAAGATCCTCAGATTGATCGATTGATGTTCTTGCAATTGAAATTAAAGGAAGTATGAAAGTTCCATTTTTATCTCGAATAGGCTTCTTTCTTTTTACAAGGGCAAATCTTTCGCCACCTGCGAAAATAACTGGAACTGATCTAACTTCATTACCCTGACTTATTGTAAACTTAACTTTCTTATCAAATAGATCAAATAGTGCAAGGTCAACGTCCTCAATCCCACAAGACGGGATGAAAAAATTGTCAGGAACATTTTGTCCTTCAAGGCCATCCGGTAATTTTTCTGTTACGTCATTAACATTTTTTTCATCTGACAATTTCTTACCTCACTATACCTGCTCATCATAAAATGCAGAGCCTGCTGACCCAGATAGAGTCCCTTCTTTAGATACTTCAGACGGACCTGTTAAAGGTTTTGTTAGTACAGACCGGCGCTGAAGATCTCTTATGTCACCCGTGACACCTTCTGCATTTTGCTCAAATCCTCGTTGTTGATGGAATGTTTCTTGGACAGCGTCTGGATCTGAGTATCCTTCGTAAGTTGGGCCAAATATCTTTGAAACGAAATTGCCCTTTCTTGACTCTCTACCAACGAGCTTAATCCCACCATGGTACTCAATTTGTCCGTAGATGTTGTGGGTAGTTTGTGCTATAACTACTTCAAAGAATTGTGGACCGTAACTAAAAAAATCACCTGCATTAAGTAAAATTTCTCGTTGAATCATATCCCGATTAGGAATTAACACCTCGACACGTGTAACTTCTTCTTGACCGAATTTATTAGTCCTAACATCTGCAGGTGTCCATTCAACTCTTGCGCTAATTTCAACTGGATTCTCAAAAATCTTCTCAGGTGCTTCTCTGTAAAGTTCATGAACATTTGTTTTAACTTCTGAGATTGCGTAGTAATAGATTTTTTGACCAATGACATCTTTAATGATCTCTTTGTTTAGATCATTAATAAAATCCATTTCTCTAGGTGTGATAAATAAACGTGCCATTCAGTCTTACCCCGTAAAAATTGCCATGCCGTTTGGCATTGGGACCATTCTAAGCTGTTTCATTACAGCTTCTGCCCTATTTACATCTATCTCTAATAATTTGTCATAAGTAAGCGAGTCAAGCATTTCTTTCAATTCTTCCCTAAGCTTTTCTTTTTCTTCACGCGCATTAGAGATAAGATCAGAACCGTTAAGTGTAAGATCACCTCCAGGTATTGGGACAGATGAGAATTTAGAGCGAATTAAACCCAAGAGTTCTTTTGATCTTGCAAGAGTAAATTGACGAATCCACTGTCTTGCTATGCTGTTGATTCTTGAATATGCTAATCGCCCAAATGGAATGTTTGAGATATTTGACACACCAAAAATAGAGTTGTCTGATATTGATCCCGAGATTGATCCCGAGAGCCCTGATGTAAGTGCGGATGTTGGATCTGGTGTAAACTGGACTCGTACAAACAGATTTGTTCTATTCTGTGTTGAAGGTGTCGGGTATATTCTAATATTTCTTCCCATAATCTTGTAGTAGTAATTTGAACGTCTGACACGTTGAGAAAGATCCATTTGCCCTGCACGAAGAATATCTTCAAACACAGGCAAGACATAAAAAATAGTCTCAGGTGTGAAACTCTCAAAAGAGAATTCATTGTTCAGATAGTTAACTGCTGATGTTGTATCAAAGAATCTGTAAGCTGCATTTGGCGAGAAGTGGAAAACTTCACGAATTCTCATCTTGCTGTTTGTGACGTTTAGCGGATGATCAAAAAGTGTGTTTCCCTGTGAATCTTTTAATTCTGAGTAGAGGTCGTAGTCTTGTCTACCAGGTTCTAGCTTGATTGTGCCTGAGACTGAGTCATATGCTCCACCGATGCCGGCTTCCATGGCATAGGGTTCTGCATGCCTAACAAGGAACTCAAGATTCTCTCTTGGGTAAAGTTGTTCCTTTCCTTCAAGAGTTCCTGTCGCTTGACCTAGAAAGCTATTTAATTGCGCTTTTGTCTGGTATTGGTTGATTAGAGAACTATACTCGAGCATTGACTCTTCAAGGCATGCCCAAATTTGCTTCTTTGTCAGTTCAACGCTTAGAACATCATCACCCAACATGCGCTTAACAAAGGTAACCATGTTGTCAGCTTCGGATTGAAACACCGTATCAGTGTCAAAAAACCCAAAAGGAGTTGGATTTGTTGTTGTTGTAAATGTAGCCAATGTACAAGGCTCCCGTTATAGTCAGTTACACTCATACATATCAAGTTGTCGCGACCTAATTTAAATTTAGAGTCTGCCCTTGTTAATTAGATCTTGAAGAATTCGCCTAACATTTGCATCCTTGATATCAGTCTTTGATGAAGATGAGGACTTTATAGACTTAGCTGATTCTCTAATTGTTGGCTCAACTTTTTTGGAAGCTCTTTTAGTTTTTCTAGGCTCGTGATTTTGCGTGATTATAGAAGCAGCGACCATTTTACGTTTTCGCTGTTTCGGTTGTGCTGTTTTGCTTATTTTGTTTTCATTGACTTGTGAAATTGAAGCTTCAGAGATCTGAATTGAGTTTTTAAGGTCGACGTTAAATGCAAGAGGCTCGAAAAACCGCTCTTCTGTGATGATCTCTAACTTGGCGCCATATACACCTTCAGCCAAGATCTTCTTCAATGGTGGTACGTCAACACTAACTGTTCCGTTTTCACCTGCATAACCTGGGAAAGATAGTGACATTTCTTTGTCTTC